CTCGTACCTGCGGGCAACGCTCGGCAACCAGGAGAAGCGAGGATGGTGGGCCTTCGATCCCGGCAGTGAATTCGTTCAGGAGACCTTCGTACTTCGCCGGCAGGAGGTGGTGCTCGAGTTTGAGCTTCTTTTTCTTCCCGGCGGCGGTAAGCAGCTCCGCCATCTCGACCAGCGAGACCGGTGGTGCCTTGTGGAGCACTCTAACGGGTTTCACCGAACCATTCTTGCGGTTGGTCGTGCCGACCGGTCGAAGTACCGAGGCAGTGTCACAGGTACGTGGCGGGTCGATGCGGAGTTCATACGCCTGGCAGACGTTTCTCAAAGTCTGAGCGACAACACGCCAACGAGAGGTGTCCACGTCATCGACAAGAACCCAATGTGCATACAAGCCATTACCCGAATTCACGAGGGTGGGGAAGGGGAGTTTCGTTTCGTCGCAGAAACGTTTCAGATCCTTGGCGGCTTCTGCCTGAGAGCGGTACGCTTTCGTCGGGGTCTTGTCGAACTTCTCCTGACCACAGTCTATGTCAAGAAAAAAGCTTCGCAGAAGCGTAGCATTGTCCTGCGTCCGGCGGCCTTTGAAGTCGCTCTTCGGAGAGCCTTTGGGGAGGGCGGCGTTATCTGCGATAGCAGATTGAACTTTGACTTTATCGAACGTCGCTTGAGCGACATACATAGTATGTCCAGCGGCATCCATATTAATGATATAGGTTTTGAGGGCGTCTGGGGTATCGAAGAAATTATGGGAGAAACCTCCCGAAGAAAGCAACCGCGCAGCGCAATAATACCCGCTGCGTGGGATCAGGTCTGCAATATCCACGACGCCTCCTGGGCAGAACAAAAAATAAAAGGTGAAAAGGTAGGGGGTAGGGTTCCTACTTAGTCATAAAAATAAGTTGTTGTCAAGGGATTTCGGTGACACAGTTTATGTGTCACCTCCCCGAATTCTTGCGGATCGCCTCGGCGATCGCTGACAGGCGGTTTTCTTTCTCGACACCCTTCAATGGTAGGTCGCCAGAGGAGATCGCTTTCGCTATCACCGTCACGACGCGCTCGGTGTACTCCCGCATGACCTGATTGGCGGGGGTGGTGCCACTTCGCCAACTGTAGATGGTCGGTTTGGTCGTTTTGAAGATGTCTGCGGCCTCGGCGGCGGTGATGTCCGCTCGGTCGAGCAGCGCGGCGAAGTTTTTGAATTCGAATGGTTTTGTGGTCATGGGTTTGTTCTCCGTTTCTTCTGTTGTTTCTTCTCCGCTTTCGACAATTTCTCCCGCAGGGAGACCAGTGTTCCGCCTTCCAGACGGGCGTAGCGTGTGCCGTCGCTGGCCTCGATGAGATTATTTCCAATCTCTTTATACCCTAGTTGTACCGTCCTTTTAACAGGTCGGTGGTACTTGTTGTTGACTCCAAGCTGCTTTCGGCTGTAGCCGAGTTTCAAGAGGTCTTCAAATGTTGCTATCGGTCTTTCGTTCATTCTGTAACTCCCTCCGCAATTTCGCGACAGCGAACAGCAACCCATCGCGGTCGGCGTATAGTTTGTCCACTTCTTCCTGTAATTCCTGTACCGCCTCGCGGTACTTCTTCAGGTCGGCTCTCAGTTTTTCGAATTCTTCATCCATGGAGGTGCCTCTCTGGAAAATATCCCTCCCGGTTGGAGGATTTTTCCTTTTTCTGCCCAGCCAGGCGGGCGCCGCTCTCGCGGTTTTGACTTTGGAATTTTAGTTTTTGTCCACAAAATATAGTCACCCTGGCTCCGGGAGGGTAATCGGTTTAGATGCTTTCTGGGGCAGCCAATGCGAAGCCTGACGCCGAAAAATGTCCTCCGCCTCCGAACACCTTCGCGACCTCGCTCACGTCGAAACCGTTTCTCGACCGCAGGGAGTAACTGCGCTTTCCATCTTTCCGGTCGCAGTAGGAAACCGAGAACGGTGCATCCGGATAGGCTTCGCACATCGCCTCGCCCAATTCGCTGATGTTCTCCGAGGCGTTGACGATGGGTATTTCAAACAGCTCTTGGTCATCCCACAAACCATGATCCCGAAACAGTACCTCCGCTGTAGCCCCGAACTGTTCGTACTTACCCCAGCTTATCATCCTCACATCCCGCAACCGCCCTGCGATCTGTTTCTTCTGGTGAGCAACGAGCGCACCGCCGACGAGCAAGGCTTCTTCGAGCTTGAAGTTATCCCAGACCTCGAAGTCCCAAGGGAGCGTTGCGATATAGGCGTTGACTGCTTTGGAATCTGGCAATTCGAACTTCCAGAGGTCTCTATCCTGGACGTATTGGAGGATTGTCGGGGATTCGGTGTCTTCGGGGAAAAGGTACATCCAGGTTAAGACCGCTCCAGAATAGTCCGCATCGAACGAATATTCAACAGGCCGGCCGAAGTCACACCACGCTTCGAGTTCCTTCTCCGCGGTCTTGTGGTGGTCGATCACGACCAAGTTCGGAAACTCGGAACTCAGTTCTATAAGGACCGGAGCCTTGTAGCTGAAATCCACGATGTAGACTTTATCAGGGGCAAAGCCCCTGAGTTCCTCCAAAGGTGGCTCCTGGCTGTACTGAACCGGGATAAAGAGTAGTTCGTGGTGGTCGCGCAGGGCGCTCCAAGCAGCATAGGCGGCGCCGAACCCATCTTGGTCCTGATGCCAGAGAACGGCTACCCTTTTCTTGGTGTTGTTAATGCTTTTTCCAGCGTCCATCTTTGTATCCTTTCTGTGAGTGACGCCAACCCTATACCTAATCGGTTCGCCCACCCTGTCAGGGTCAATGTTTCTCCGTTAAATGTTATCCATCGGCAGTTGCTAGAGTTGTTATTCTGTGTTGTCATGTCAGCCCAACGACAGTTACCTGGCTCGTAGTTACCATTAGACTCTATCCTGTCGATAGTCAGTCCGGCAGGTCTCGGCCCCATGTCTTCGTAGAAATTTTTAAATTCGTGCCAACGAGCACAAACGATAATTCCTCGACCGCCGTATTGCAGGTAGTTTTTATGTTTTTTGTTGTAGCACCTCTGTCGTATTTGCACCCAAGTCCGATATTCAGCAGAGTTGCGGCTGACAGAAACTTTAGCGATAGTTCTAGGGTATTTACAGCCACAGTGAGTTGTATGTCCGCTGCGGAGACGTTGGCTAGATACTTTACGAAAACCTCCACACGTACACCCGCAGGTCCACTTACCTCGATTTCGGCCTTTTTCATTTCTTGTCTTCTCGTAGCCGACTGCAGTCAAGTTCCCAAAGGTCCTTCCTGTGAGATCAATGAATGTAGTACTCATAAATTTCCTTCGGGGGAGGTGATACCCTCCCCCTAGCGTTTTTCCTAGAGACCGAGTTCCGCGATCACGTCGTCGATCGCCGGGCCTTCGTCATTGGCTACCACTTCCGGTTCAAGGGCAGGTGAGGCTTCTCCCTCACCGAGGTCCAGACCGAGATCGAGTCCGGTGTCGTCGGCTGCCGCAGCTTTCGCTGCTGCTTCTTCTGCGTCCTTCTTCGCCTTGGCGGCTTTCGCTGCTTCCTTCTTGGCAGCATCGGCCTTTTTCTTTTCTTCGGCCTTAGCGGCTTCGGCTGCTGCTTCAGCGGCTTTAGACGCTTCGAGGGCCTTCTTATCATCGCCCTGCGGAGCAGACGCAGGTGCGGCGGCTACATTCCCAGCAAGGATGTCTTCGACTTCCTGGGACTTGCCGATCTCCAGGAGCTTTGCGATCTGGGCCTCGCCCAACACGCCGCCGAAGGTGAAGGTCAGTTTGAACTTGCTCTCAGGATCAAAGCCGATCTTGGTGATGACGAACTGCGGAGCAAGACCGTAGGAGCCGAGCTGCTTGCAGTAGGCGACCCACGCCTGAAGGGATGCCGGGGGCACGGTGAATTTCCACACGTCGTTGTCGGCGAAGATCGCCAGGCGCTTCCGGTCGGAGCAGGCTTTGCCCTTACCGGGATTTCCCGCTGCGTCAGTACCAGAGCCGAAAGCGTTTTGGGGGCAGCCAGCGCAGGCGGTGTTCTGCGGCGAGGTGCAGGAGGGATCGGGCCGAGCGCCGTCGTCCGACCAGCAGTCGGGAGACTGCGGTTCCTGTCCAGGGGAGTAAGCTGCGGCGTACCAAGCCTTGTCAAGAGTCTCTTTTGCCCGGAGGACGACCACGGAGAGCTGTGACACAGTTTGGCCGGCAGCCGGGTGCGGCTCGCCTTTGAGCATCTCAGGGAATACGATAACCGTTTCTTCACCAGAGACCTTCTTGGTGAAACTCCCGGTGCTGGCGACGATGGTGGGTATGCTTCCGGTAGAGATGCCACCGACCGCTTCAGCGATGAGCTTCTTAACGCCATCGGCGCCCAGGTATTGAGCCAGGTACTTCGGTACTTCGTTCGGTAATGCGAGTGCGTTGCTTGTAGACATAGGTTTTCTTCTCCTTGTGGTTAGGGTCTAGGACCCTTGGTTGAAAATAGCGTCGTAGCTGTTGCAGCAAGTACACATCAATTCATATTCATCATCTAAGTAACTTTGGCAGGTCAGCTCTACATCTTGTGACCCACACTCCAAGCAGACTACTTGGAACTTGGTCGTTGTTATTATCATTTACCCTTCCTCACACCGACCGCAGCAATCGCGGTGTATTTCACGCCAGCCGGCGGCGGGTTCGGCCTTGCGCCGGTTTTTTCGTCTTTCTCTCCAAGGCACTCCAGGACCGCGGTTTTATTAACCGCGTGATTCAGGTACTCGAAGTGGGCGGACTCTCGAACTATTCGTTCGATCTCAGGAACAAACAGATCCACATCCTTTGCAGCGAAGTTGGTCTCTTCCGAGAAGTAGTTGAAGACTGCTTTTGCGAGCGGAGCGAGAATCTCCGCATCCAGGAACGCATCCCAAGACTCGACCGAGACACTTTCTTTGACTGTCGTATAGACGGTGCCAGCGTCCGTCCTGATGCCCTTGCCGACTTTCTTCAGCATCTTCAGGAGCCACGACTCGATGAGATCCTGGCGGAGTCCGATGTCCTGCTTCTCTTTCTCCTTGGCGGCCTTGCCGTCGCGACCGTTGACGAAGAGGTCGGTCATGAACTCAAAGATCGAGATGTCGTCCATCTTCAGGAGGAAGTCTTCCCTCTTTCGCTGAAAGGCTTCGATCTTCTCGACTTCGAGCTTCGCCTTGATCTTCAGCTCTTTGATCTTCTCCCGGTCTTCCAGGTACTTCTCGATCACCGACTCTGCGGTCGGGAGTAGTTGCTGGGTCATTTAGGGGCTCCTTTAATTATTTCATATTCGCCGGACTCCCACTCTCTGCCAACGATCCTCACAATGTCGTCCTTGTTGAGCAAGCCTTTCTCGGTGAGAATCTCGCAGAGTCTTCCAAGAGCTTCGAGTGCGGCGGTCGCTGTTGCCTGTGCGGTTTCGACTTGACCTTCTCGGTCTCCTCCCAGGAGGGCTTCGAAGAAATCAGCGAAGCCCAATAGCATAGGCTCGTACCTGTAATTTTTGACTCCTGATATTTTCATTCGTCGTTACCTCCTCAATTTGTTGTAAACATCTTAACACAACCCGATCAGGGTGTCAAGAACTTTATTTCTTTCCTTTTATCAGGTCGAGTGCCAGATCCTGCAGTTTGCCTTTGCTTTTCAACGTATCGTAGATCTTCCTCTCGGTGGAGGTAGCAAATACATGGCAGATGTCTATCTTGTTCTTCTGGCCCCCTCCATCAATTCTGCAGCATGCCTGTTGATATGTCTCATTACTGTTGCACGGCGCTGCCCACAAAATTAAATCCGCTGCGGATAATTCGAGGCCGTGAGCCATGGTCCCTGGGTGGGCTACCAAGAGATGCGGGTCTTTCTTCTCTTGGAAATCTCTGAATACTTCGTTCCTCTTCCCGGTGCTGGTCCTACCATCTACGACGGCTACTGTCCATTTCTTCTTGAGTTCAGACGCCAGAGCATCGATCGCCGAGGTAAAAGGGGCGAACACAATGACCTTGCCTGGGAGGTTCTCTTCAATTACTTCTCGGATAACAGACATGCGTGGGCCGAAGTCAAGTCGAGCGATCGTGCCGTCTCCCGAGTATATTGCGCCAAGCGATGCCTGGACCAGCTTACTGATCAGAACCGCGGCGTTGACTGCGGTTACAGTAGACCCACCGATCTCAGTGGTCGCCTGCTTGATAAGTTCGTTGATGTGGTGTTTCTGCTGCGGCGACAGCTCCGCTTGACGTTCAATTATTTGCGGCTGTAAGTCGGTCACAACCTCACGAGTGAACCGTATGGACGGGCTGAGAACTCTTGCGACTATCTGCTCCGCACCACGCCTCGGCACCCATCGAAACGGGCCTACCTGCATGAGTACATCGTTCTTGAAGCGGGTGAATGACCCGTTATAGTTCTCACTCTTTATGAGCTTACAGATGCCAAATGCGTCCGAGTGATCATTTGGAGTAGGAGTACCGGTGAGCCCCCAGCAGAACCTTTCCGCGGTCACAAGTTTCTTCATCGTCTTCCACCGAGCCGTGCGGCTGTTCCGGAAAACCGCTACCTCATCAATTATAATCAGGTTTATATCGTCGCGTTTCTCCAACTCTGGTCGAATGATCTCCAGACCGTCGTGATTAATGATGTAGAAATCGTGCTTCTGATCCAGGAGGCGGCGGCGCTTCTCTGCGGTGCCGTGGAGGACAGCGAAGGAGCGATGATGAAAGTTCATAAAAAGGTGGTCGCCCCAAACCCTTTCGAGGGTAGAGAGCGGCGCCACGACGAGCGAGCGCTTGATGATCTTCTTCCGCATCAGGTAGTCGGCGGCCCAGAGGGTGCTCAAAGTTTTCCGGGTCCTCATTCCGGACAAGACGAAGGCCCGAGGGTTGAGAGTAAGGAACTCAGCCGTGTCGATCTGCCACCAGCCGGGGGTGCGCCCCGGCATAATCGGCCACCGATACTCAAAACGGATAGGCGAAGGCGCCGCGATCCCGAGGTTACGTAGTAACCGAGCATTCTCCAGGGTATGCGGCACGGCGCAGAACCTCCGCCCCTGAACCTCCGCCTCGCGGAGCGCAGGGAAGATGGCGCGGAACTTCTCGGGTTCGATGGTCTGGAATATTGCGTGACCTTTGTGTATTTGTGTGGGGGTCATTCATCCTCTCCGAACCATAAAATCCAGACAGGCTGGAGAAACGCCATAACAGCACAGAACACACCAACCAGGAGTGCCGGGATGGTGAGCAGTAAGTTCGTGGTGAAGCGGCTAATAGTCAAAGTTTATCCACCTCTCTGAACCAAGCGCGGAGCGCTTGGAGATCCTCGGAGCAGCGGACGACGAAGGCTTTGGCACCTGTCTTCTCCGTGGCGTCGATCATCTGCTGTTGCCTTGGGGTTGGGTTCTTGCTGGGAACCTTCGTCTCGATGCCGAAGAGCCTGCCTTTGTAATGGCCGATAAAGTCGAGATAGGAAACGCCGTAGCCGTAGGGCACCGGCATCCAGTAGAAGCCTGTAGTACCTGCGGCTACGGCGCTCCCGAGCTTTATGAGACCATTAGTTTTGAGGAACTTCTCTACTAGGTTTTTGACCTTGCCCTCTGGCGTCATCCTCTGAATCTCCTCCGGGCGGCCTTCGCCCGTTCTTTGTACCCTGGTTTATCTTCGCGCAGCCAACGCTCCAATTCACTCCGGCGGTAGCGAGGTCGCCCCTTGGCGTCATACTCCCACTTCAGAGTCCCACCGCTGGCGTTGCGCCAGTGTCCGAGAGTGCCTTCCGCGACTCCGAGATACAGGGCGGCTTCTTTCGCGGCAACCAACTCCACTCACACCTCCACACGGTCATCGCCGCGCAAAATAAGGTCGAGGGAAACCCGCTGAGGGCCGAGCCGTTTTACCAAAACGGTGGTACCGGTCTCCTCGACCTCTTTGACTGTTGTTACCTCTCGACCGTGGACGACATCGTTCAGAGCATCGCGGATGACGTTTCTCACTCGGCGTTTCACTGGTCTCCTCTCCGATACATTTTGTCTCTCCGCCAGTCCGATGCACCGCATAGAGAACATTTATGCTCTCGGAAATACTGCACCGGCAGGGAGTAGAAAGAGTCACAAAAGAGTTTCAGGTTTTTGGTCTTGTGGAACTGGTGGCTACAGCATTTCATCCGTTCCGGACCTCCACCCCCACGCTTCGAAGAATCTCAACTCCGGTGTCTTCGGAGTGGTAGCGGTCAGAGAGCGGGAAGACGACTTCCTTGATCCCAGAGTTGATTATGAGTCTTGCACAAAGACAACAAGGTGGCCCGGTGACGTAGAGTGACGCTCCTTCGGTCTTTGTGCCGTGCTTCGCCGCCTGGGCGATGGCGTTCGCCTCGGAGTGCACCGAACTGCAGAGTTCGTACCTCTGACCTGGGAGGCAGCCCTGCTTTGCTCTCTCACACGAGAGACAGTGAGGCACCCCGGAGGGTGCGCCGTTATAGCCGGTGGAGAGGATCTGTTTGCCGCGGACCAGGACTGAGCCGTGCTGGGCTCTCAGGCAGGTGGAGCGTGTCGCTACGAGCGACGCAATGTCGAGAAAGTATTTTGTCCATGAGGGTCTTTGGTTTATGAATCTCACTATGTCCTCCTAAGATCGGCCAGTGCTCTCGTCAGGTCCATCGACGCTCTCCGGATTGCTCCGGTTTCTTTTGGGTAGTTGTAAAACGACGTAGGCTTTTGCACCTCAAAGGCAACGATCTTATTCTGGAGCCTGATTATTTCTTCCTTCACGGTTTCTAAGGACTCTCGGGTCACTTCTTTTTCTCCTTCCAGTAGCAGTCCGTGCAGACTGCTCTGAATGCGGTCATATGACCTGTTTTCTTTGTCAGATAGACGTGGAACGTGATCGGCTTGCCGCAGTCAGCGCACTGAGCCGGCTTCCATGGTTGGGTTGGGGAGGCCATCAGGGCGCGATGTCCGGGACAAAAACCTTCTCCACTTGCTTCGTCCTCGGGTTTTCGACGAAGCGTAGCTCTCCGGTCGTGGGATTTAGTTCGCGTAGGGCGGTTTTATCTTTCAAAATCTCATGCAACATCCCCTCAAGGTTGAACATCGCCGCACAGATCGACTCTTCCAGAGTCACACCTTCTTCGACCGGACAGGCTTCGTGAAGCGACCACACATCATGCACATGACGCATCAGCGACTCGACATAGACTTCCCGAGGCATCCCCTTTTTCCAATTGTCCGGGTCGCGGAGAGTACCGTCAGACTGCAGGCGGTGCTTGTTCATGTACTCGGCGCGGCGTTTCAACACCATCGGGCAGAAGAAGCCTCGGTAGGAGAGCTTTGGTACTCCGTTCACCATTCCTGCGTCTCTGGTTGCTCCGGTTTCAAACTTGCGTACTTTTTCTTGTTTTGCGGTTTCTGTGAGCGATTTAAGGTCTTCTCTGTCCATTTTACCTCCAGGCAACCCCATCTTGCGTCAAGTTAGGTGCGTTTCTTCGTCAGCTTATAGAATGTTATTTACCCCTCCCGCAGTGCGGACACATCGTCGCACCGCAATATTGCCGGCAAAGTCCGTTTGCCTGCATACGAAAGTTCTCATGTTTCACCGCTTCTTTCATGCGATCAGTAATCGCATAAATCTTCGCCCAGATACGTGGGAGATCCTCCCGGGTGAGAACGCCGGGGCCCCAGACAGCGTTCTCTTTTTCCTTCAGGAAGAGAAGTTTTCCGTCGAACTCTTCGACTTCGGGGTAGTGTTGCGAGGCAACAGCCCACGTCGTCTCAATTTGGAACGGATCTTCCTTACGCTTGCCGCTTTTGATGTCGAAGTACTTCAACACCCTTTCCTTCTTTACAAGTATGTCAGCCTTCAGGCGGAACCAAACCTTATTCCAGTCTCGCCAGCCGCACGGCTTCAGGTCTTCGGTCAAGCAGATTTCTGTTTCGGCCTTAGCCTCGGCGGCGAGGAAAGCGTTGGCGTACTTCATCCAGCCGTGGTCGGTGAGGATCTTCGTGTCCTCCGGTGTCGGTCGTTTGTTCAGCGTGTTCTCAAAGGCGAGATGCACCCGGTTCCCCCACTTCGCTGCCTCACCTTCTTCGTAGGGTACGGTCTTGTACCACTTCTCCTGGCTCCAGCGATAAGGGCATTGCTCAAACAACTGCATTCCTGAGTAGGATGTGGCGAAGAGGGGTTTCGTCGGCTTCGCCGACTGCACCGCGGTCGTTTCAATCACCACCTCGTTTGCCGGCGGTTTCGACAACCCTTTGGTCTTCTGGAAATAGTCCATGACCCGTTGTGGTACGACGTTCGCTTTCTTACTTGCGATCTGGACGGATTTCTGCCAGGCGAGCCAGAGACTCACCGGTTGCTGCTGCTCGTCTTTGTCGCTCCAGAAGTAGGCATAACCCTTCCGTAAGTCAAGGGGTTTGAATGTGTGGCCTTGAGAGTCGGTGATGCTCTCCGACAGGAGAGCCAGTTCGGGGTAGGTGTAGCTAAACATTGTTTCTCCTTTAAAATGCTGTAGGTCCAGGTGTAAACTCCCAGAAATGAGCTTCACCGGCTGCCATCTTCGCAGGAATGTCCTCGACCGAAAAATAAATGGGTATATGCCGCTCGTCAGCGTATTCAAACTCGATCCTTGCTCCTTTGGAAAACTCCCAGCCGGGGACCATGATAATTGCGGAACAATTATCCAAGAGTGGGAGGCAATATTTTTCCATCCAATCTGAGTGTGACCACTCCGTCAAAGGCCCCCACTCGTCCCAAAAAGACGTGAGCTTATGCGGTATCAGGGGAATTCTCCTGGTGAGCAGGAGGACCTGTTGAGCGACCAGCTCCGCCTCGTGAATGTTTCTTTTAACGGCTTCTCTTGAAACGTCGGTATATTTTCCTGAAACGTAGATCATTCAAACCTCCTCTAATTTATCCCAAATTCTGCTCAGACACTCGGATTGCTTCGACGATAACGGCACAGCCGATCTGATCTTTGATTTTATCGAGTTGAAAAAGTCCTGCTCCCAATCAGATAACTCGTACATCTGCTTTTCGATCCTATCCGCGATGAAGTTGAGTTCTTTGTCGCTGTATTTCATCTAATCACCCTCCAATCAGGTTTCGGCGCCTTCCGAGGTCTGAAGCAGACCCGCTTCAAGATCCTCTGGCACTCGGGGCAATAAAAGGACGTTGCATCTTTCCCGCAGCGCGGGCAGGGGTGGGTCATTTGCTGTAATTCCTTGCGTACCCCCCCTTTGCCCTCATCGGGAGGTCAGGCGCCCACACAGGCGAAGTGGACATGATTTCGCAGAGCCTCTTATGTTCTTTCTCTGCTCTCGCCTCGGGGCTGCAGATGATCAATTCATCGTGCGTGGTGAGGACCACCCGCAGGCCTTCCTTGCGGCACTGCCTCCAGGCATCGGTCATGATGATACGGGCAACCGCTTGGGTATAGTTCTCCGCGCACAGACCCCCATATACCCGTTCCCGGCACTTCTTCCCTTGTTTGGTGTACTCAAGCCTTCGGCCCTTCTGTTCAGCCTGGAGGTCGTGGTACAGGAGCTTCATCCCATTCGGTAGCCGGGTGGCGTTCTTCTCAGTAACAAGCAACTCAGTCGCGCCGACGGTCCGGGACTTCCCAACCATCATATCGGCGAGAGCGTTCTGGCAGTCACCCCAGAAATCAACGACCTTAGAAGACTGATCACGGAAACGCTTCACGATGGAACAGGCGCAGGCACAATGTACGAGGTGCGTTCCGTAGTCCATACCATCGGGGAGCGTCTCCAGAACTGATTTCCGGTACTTCGCCTCGAACGCCTGAATATTGATCCCGAGGCCGAAAGCTACCTTCTCGTCGAATAAAAACCCCTTCATCCCGAGCATCCCTATCCGGATCATCGCCTGGAATTTACGCCACGACATCGAGTAGCCACAACCTAAAATTACGGCTTTTCCAGTGAAGCCCTCGATGAAGTCTTCTTCTTTGTTCCGGTCGATCTTTCGCCCATAAATCTGCGTCGCCATGGAAGAGTAAACGTCTTCGCCGCGACGAAACGCCTCGACCATATCTGTCTGCCCTGCGAGGTAGGCAACGGTCCGTGCTTCGATAGCGTTGAAGTCCGCTACACCCAAGACGTGACCGGGAGGGGCTTCGATCGCAAGGCGCAACTTGCTCCCTCGGGTTAGGTTCTGGAGATTGTAATCCTTCCCGGAGAACCTACC